CTTGAAACTTACATGGATGTGGTGTTGGTGAGGATTGCCAGAAAACTTGCGCCAACGCCACCTGAGAATTGGTGAGGCAATTTTGCCTTGATGTATTACATAACTGATGCGACCATTGGTTTTCCCGTATGATCGAATTTGATCTGCCAAATATGCTGAAAGCCCTTTGTCGTCAGAAAGCCGAGCGTCAATATCAATTGCTCGCACGCATCCTGTTGCATCAGGGTTGTGGTCGCTTTTTCGTGTGCTATGTCTAGCATCACCAATCCACCCATCAGATTTGCGCAAACGCTCTGGGAAGGAATCATCGATCTGCTCACGCAACTGAACTGCTGCTTTAGACAACCAAGGTTTCATTACAAACCTAGAGCGGTTAAATCCTCAACAGTTAAACCAAGGGCTGCAAGTTTTGCCTGTGCTGTGGCTTTTGCTGTTACCTGTGCTGCATCTTGCTCAGCCTTCCAAGCATCAAATTGTGCAAAGCCATCGTTAAACTTTGCTTTAGTAATTGGCTCGCAATCAATAAATTGAATACCTTCATATTCATCACCTGAAATATACCAACCGCCATTAGGCAATAACATACTTAAAACTTCGCCACCACTTGCCATAATTATGCTCCTATTTCCATTAAAATCATTGTAGCAATTTGATTACTTGCTTGAACTGCTACCGCAGCATTGTTGCCATCATTTGCAAATTGAGTTTTATAAGTTGTTGCAGATGTTGTGCTTGGAGAATCTAAATAATTAAAACTTTGCAAGCCTCTTTGAACTAATGTTGTATTAGTGTAAAGTAAATATTGATTAATATAAACTTCAGTAGCACCTCTCATTAATCGCAAAGCAATAGTATTACCAGCATTACCGCTAGTTTTTTCACAATGCTGGCTAACTAAAACTAATATTTTACTTGTTGCTGCACTTGGGGTGATTGTTGCAGTCAAATTTGTATCAGCAAAAGTTGTTGTTGAATTTGAAGCGTTTGTTGTGGTTGTTCCTTGTATTACCTGCAACACTTTGCCACCACCACCTGCTGGAGTTGCCCATTTAATTTTGCCATCAACAGATGTATCAACTGTCAGGACTTGAGCATTTGATCCAATTGCTAAACGCTGAACTGCGTCAGCAGCATCTCCAACTATTAAATCACCTTCAGCATCAATTAAAGATTTTGGAATTGCAGCATTTGCTAAATCATAAGCAGATTTAACTGAATTTGGTGTTGATGCCTTTGTTGTGGAAGTTGATGAAGTGCTATCCTCTAATTGAACTGCGCCTTTTTGTGCAGTTGTTCCATCTTGAATTCCAACTGTAACTGAACCTGATGTTCCACCGCCTGTTAAAGGTGTTGATGCAACGACTTCGGTAATATCACCAACATCATTTGTAACCCAAGTGAAGTCCATGTTGGTATTTGTTGCTTTTGCTAATATCTGACCAGTTGTTCCACCTTTAAGATCAACCAACGATGTATCAATTGCTCCAGCAAGTGTGCGAATGGCTGCTGCGCCATCCTTAACCAGATCTGTGTCATCCGGTGTTTCCCAATTAAAATTTGTTGTGTTTGCCATATTAGGCTACTGCTCCAATCGCATTTTCCCATGTAAGTGTACCACTTAGAGTGTTCCAAGCCTCTGAGGCTGATACCTGCTCCCATTGTAAGGCAACAGTTGAGAATTCTATCGGGCTCAGATTTATGGTTAGAAATAGTTCGTTGAATCTAGTGCTCCAACGCCAGCCTTCAACATACCCCTCAAACTGCTGAGTTGGTGCTATTTGAATAGGCAAGTCTGTTATTCGTATTGGCTGACCAATAAAGATCCCAAGCAGGGCATCTCGGTTAGCATCATTAATGTCCGAATTAATCATTGGAAAAGTTATGCTATCGAATAAGGCTCTTGGGTAGGATCTAAGGTCAATAAAGCGATCGGCAACTGCTTGAGCATCGATGGCATCATGCAAAACTGTGTTGAGGGTCTGGCCTCTATAACCAAAGATTTCAATACTGTCTAAATCTGTTGCGCTTTCCTGTGATCCAAAGTTATTGCCATAATTGATAAAAACTTCATTGCGAACATCTGCACCCCTAGTCAAAACCTTTAATCCTGAGCCAATGGCTGTGTTTGCTGAAATTGTTGTGTATCCATTATTGGCAAGATAATTTTGTCTATGTAAAGCATCGGCATACCCAATCCGACCTTGCTCATCCTCATACAACACACCAAATGCGCTGTCAGCAATAAGGCTTGCAATGTTATAGACAGTATCAGGATTTGCCCCTCGATTTGTAATTTCATAAACCCCAGGGCGATCAATCTCGCCAAGTCCTAAGTTTTCCGCATTTGCCCAAGTAACTGTTGGATCATAACCTGACCAAGTTTCCGCTGCTGGTACTTCATTCCAATTGTTCAAAAATAGATCAGCAAGCAATTCAAACATTTGATCGCCGTCATCATCTCGTGCCAATGTGCCGTTATAGATAACCTTTGGCAACTTAGCCAATGACCCTAGGGCAATAATGGTGTATGCAAAAGTTTCTGTCAGGCTACTTGCTGAAGCAACCTCTGCTGTAATGTCTGTAATGTTGCCGCCAAATAAAGTCTTAAAAGTGTTTGTACTGTCTTTGATTTGTAGGCTTACTCCATCATTAACTTGCAAATTATAGTTTTCATTATTTAAGGCCACTAAAGTAATTTGAATATAAGATGGAGTGGGTTGAGCGTAAATATCCTCACGACCTGCTTGATGGGCTAAGTCAGCAATTGTTACATCGGTGTATTCGACACCATTGATGCTTAATTTCCATTCAGGTGTAAATTGGCTCATTATCTAGCCCTAGTAATTCCACCATTATAAAGTTGTGGAGTTGATCTTGATGCGCTGTTGTTTAACACTTTAGCAACTGCTCTTGCAGATCCCTCAGCATCTACTGATTGAACTGTGATGTTATTTACTGTCGTGCCAGCCCTTGCTGCTCCAGTAGCCAATTGACCAGCAGTAGCAGTTGATGCAGCGTTTGCAGCATTACCTCCAGAAACCGCACTACTTACAACTCCGGTTGCGATACCAGCAGCAGCCAAAGCAACAGCACCGGCAGCAACAGAACCGCCTCCAGTTGCAAATGCAGTTGCCACGCTTGCAGCGGTTGCTGCTGCTCTTAAAGCAACCATTGCGGTAATTAATGTTTGAACTGCTGCCACAAATGCAATTATCTTATTGGCTACAAATACAGTTGCAATAATTCCGCCAAGTATTAACAATTCATCTTTTATGCTTATGACAAACTCTATCGTTGATCTTAATTGTTGCCCAAAGGCATAAGCACCTTTTGTTGCATCAGTAATTCCAGCGGTAACGCTATTATCTCCAGTTAACCCAGCGGCCAAAGCCTGAACATTTGGAACAACTGTTGCGAGTAAATAGTCAGCAAATTCTTTAACAATTGGAAGCAACGCAACTCCAATTTGCTCTTTAGTTTCATCTAAGGCAATAGTTAATTGCTTAAACTTAAACTCAGCGTTTGTGGCTTCATTCTTAATAAATCCGTCATAAGTCTTTGCTAGTTCTTTAGTAATTTCATCAAATGATTTAGTTCTTAAAGTAGTTTGATCAATACCTAAACCAAGTTTGCCAAGTGCTGTATTGCTTCCATCATAGGCTTTACCAAGGGCATTTGTAACTGCCTCAAGTGGCTTACCTGTTGCAATTGAAATTTCTTGAGCAAGGCTTAACAATTCTTGTGCTTTTGTTACATCCTGAGTTGATCTAATTAAACGGCTTAACGCTGGCCTTAAAACATCATCTGTTGTTGCAGTAGCAATCGATTGCTTGGTGATATAAGTATCAATGGCAGCAATTTGATCCTCGGTGGCCTGAGTGTTTGAACGAATAGTTTGTTCAAGTTTCTTGCGTGCTGATTCATCTTGGGCAGCAGCCTTGGCAGCGGATATAGCAAATGCACCAACGGCAGCACCGGCAGCAGCAAAAGCCAAAGCAGCCTTTTTGCCAAAATCTGCAATCTGATCGGCTGATTTATTTACTACCTTGTTTGCATCATCTAAGCCTTTTTTAAGACCATCAATATCGGCTGCAAGTGCAAGGGTTAAGGTTCTGCTATTACCTGCCATCAGCAAACTCTTTTCTTATATCCAAAATAATTTGTTCAAACTCTTTAATTATAGTTGGTTGCAAGAATCTGATTGTTGGATAAATAAAATATCCTCTTGATCCTGAACCTTTAGGCATTGGCCCACTCCATCTTGGGAATTGCGGATAATTCTTAGATCCAAACTCATGTGCTGCGCCAATACCAAGGCGATTGCCTTTCGTATCATTTCTAGTATTAAATTGAGTTGTTGCTCCACCTGAAAACTTTTGAGAAGCAAAACCAAAAGATATTTCACCAAGCAATGAGGACTTTTTAACTTTACCGCCTTGAGCAATACGATCAGCAACCTTGCCTCTTGATGAAGCAATTCTGCGAATCTCTGTTAATTCTTTTTGAGCCAATTCGCCAACTCTGCGTTTGGTTTCTTGAACGGCAATGTCGCTCATGTTTCTAATTACTTTAGCAAATGAAGCAAGTTCCCTTTTGTCATAGACTATTAGAGGTTCGGTGCTAGTTGCCATTCCGTTTCTCCAATATCTCGATCGCTGTTAAAATGTCCTCTGCTTCAACCCATTCGCTCATTGGTATTTGTGTGGCTATTGCTAACTCAACCAATAATCTACTTAGGCTTCCTGCTGGGTGGCTTTTGGGTCTGCATCACCGACAATTACATCGGCAACAGTTTCCATCCAAATATCCATTGGCTTGATGGGTTTGGCTGCACCAAGTTCTCGCTTATGTGCATGATAAGCAAGAAACATAAGATCCCAAACGCCCAACTTTTCGGATGCTTGACCAATGGTGTGTCCTGTCTGCTTTTCCCATTTTGCCCACTCAGGCGGTTGGGCTACATAAGTGGCTTGCTCGCCTGAGTTGTATTCAATTGTTATATTTAGTTTCATTTTGCTCCCGATTTCTTATTAACTAAATGATTCTGCTGGTGTTCCAATAACTTGGAAACTCAAATCAAGAGTTTGTGCATCTGGTGCTGTTCCTCCGGCTGAAGGGAAGTTAGGCAGAATTTGGAAAGTAAATGCTGCACCTGTTGCTGCTGTGAATACTGTTGAGATACCTGTGTTTGGTGCGCTCTCAGCAACTCCCCAAAGGATCTCACAAAGGGATCCAGTAGCACCCCAATCAGCAAGCATGCTGATGTTGAATGTCCAGTTGTCATCAATAACCTTGAATGATGCTCCATCCAAAGTTTCATAGCGAACACGATTTCTCTCGCATTCTAAAGTTGCGGTTGTAACTTGAGCATCGAAATTATTACCGCCAATGGTGAAGGTAATATCTCGACCGGTAATAACTGTCGTAGGCATCTTGCTCCTTAGTTTGTCTGTGTGTAATAGGTTGATACATTTATATCAGAAATCAACATTGTTGATGATCCGATTTGTTGAACTGTTGGTTGTTCAACTGATCCGACAACATACCCCGATGGGATAACTGCCAGAATACTCATTACTAATTGCTCCATATTGTCCAACGATGCTGGGTTGCTATTGTAAGCAACTATTGCTGTGATTGTCATATTGACTTTACATCTAACAGATGATTTGCCAATTGTTTCAATTTCAAGATACGGAGATGAAGG